ATGTTCCCTTCTAATGTTAAGATAAATTCAAATTTAGTAATGTCCTGTTGATTACTCATACTTTTTTTGTTTTTTTATTTTATTTATTTTTTTCTATTCTAGCCAATCTTAAAAATGGATTTAAAAACTTTATCCATGCGTCATCTGATTTTGGTAAAAGATTGAATAACCCGTCATCCATCATCATTTTCATCGTGTTTTTATAGCTACGGCCTTCTGGGTCTAATGGGTCTTTAATCAATGAATTAATATTTTCCTTAGCCTCTTCTGTAAGATACGGTTCATCCAAACTTACGATACGATTGTTAACATCGAAGAACTCTTCGCCAAAGACCCCATGTTTTGTGACTCCGGTAAGTAGATTGGCGACAAGCTTATTGTGTTTATCTTGCTCAAAAATCGCATTACATTTGTCCTTAATTAGGTCAATTGTTAATTGTTGTGTCTTTAATTCCGGGAACAATGATAAGAATCTCTTAACGCCCATTCCCTTAATTCCAGCAATATTATCTGATGAATCACCACATAGCATTTTAACCATCTTAACGTTTTCGATTAAGATTTCTTCGTGGTCATAAACAATCGTATCTTTTTGTTTGTATAACTTTCCGTGTGACGGATTGTAGATTTGAGTGTTACTAGAAACTAGTTGTGTTAAGTCGCCATCAGAAGAATAAACTATTTTATTTTCCTTAGGTGAGTTCTGAGTATAGTAAGCGATGCAATCATCAGTCTCACAATACTCATACTCTCCCTGCCTAACAAACAACTCTTCTAGATATTGTTTCACTCTTTGTCTTTGGTGGTTGTAGGAATTTAATTCCTCTTCCGTCCTAAGACGACTTTTCCTATTTTCTTTATAATGAACGTAAATCTTTCTCCTAGTTTGAGAACCTTCAAGACCGTCCCAAAAAACAACAATCTTTTTTAGCTTATGAGCCTCAAATGTTCTTCTAAGAGTGTTTAGAAAATGATAAATTCCACCAACATGTTGTCCTTTATAGAATGCATTTTTTACACCATAGAACCCTATTGTTAGAAGGTTATCACCATCTACTAATAAAACAGACATTAATTAAAAATTATAGGTCACTTTCCTCTGTTACAACTTGTGTATCTGCGATGTCTGTAACATTAACACCTAACTGCTTACCGATATATTCACTATATTCTTTCTTATAGTCTTCAATCGAGCGTTTTTCTTCAGTATCGTCCTTTCCGTGCATGAAGCCTTGTGGAGTTACTAGAATTCTGCCATCTTCGTATCCGCCACCATTGATGTGGTTTTTACTGATTGAAATTTTAGTTCTAGTTGCGATTCTGATTTTTCTCTTATCTTTTGTGATAGAGATTTTTGTGGTACCAGCACCTTTTTGGTTTCCAAATAAGAATACTAATGATGAGTTTAACCAAATGGCTTCACCACCCTTAGCTTTAATTTTTGGTTGTCCGAATGGGTTATCTGGTAATTCCACCCAAGGTTGATTTACAATAACTAAACTGTTAGTGTAAGGCTTGTCGGTTCTTCTTGATCCTGAAATACGTTGGTTGATACCCATTCCAATTTTATCGGCTAAAACTGACGCATTGTGTTGCTTACCACCTTTACCATCGTAAGTCATCTTACAAGGAACTGAACCTACTGAATCCCAAAGAAATAACATATCGTAAGGGATATCACCTTTTTCTTGTGCGTCCATCAATTCGTTGATGTAATCAGTGATTTGTTCGATGTATTCGAAGTCACTATTAAACAAGAAAAAGTCTTCTTCTCTGTTGAAGCCCATCAATTCCGCGTGCTCCCAACTCCATTTTTGTTCTGTGATGATGAACACCGGAAGGATACCCTTCTTTTGTGCATCAACAGCAGTTTTCACTAATGCCGTTGTTTTACCATTATCACTATGTCCTAATAACATATTGATGTGACCCATTGCTGGACCCGGAATACCTGTGGCTTCTAAGAAGGCATCACCCAAATCGAAAAAACGATCTGGTTTGTATTCAGCTTCTTTCGAGAATTTCTTCTTGATTGCTGAAAAATCTGTTTTTTTAATACCTGCCATTGTGTGTTTTTAAAAATTGGGGCATGTGACGTTATCTCCGCCCCGTGAATAATTAGAACGGTAAGTCTCCGTCAGCATCGTCATCTTCTTGTGGATCAACAACCGGTGCGGCTGGTGATTTTGGTGCTCCGATAGTTTCTTCGCTAGAAGCGATATTAGATACCCAGCGGCTAAGGTTTGAATCCCATTTAGGTTCTTCACCTTTTGCTACTAATTCTAAATAATCTTCGCCTTTCTTAGCATAAACATCTGACCATGTCAATTCGTCCTTAGCCCATGATTCAGAAATTGCAGCATCTGAATGTAAAGGACTTGGATCGTCGTTTAAGATTGAATTGATGACAGTGTATTCCTTACCTTGTCCTGATTTTGTTAAAGATAAAAACAATGTTAAATCTCTACCTGTTTCTGGATGTGTGATATCACCTTTCTTTTGGAAGATTGGGAAAATCTTGTCTAAAATACCATCCTGTTTTGCGTTGTGTTTAAATCTCCAAAATTTAACACCGTCAGCCTCATGATCACGATCAATTACCTTAACAATGTAAAACTTGCGAGAACGAAATTGGCGTGCTAATTCACGATCAGCCTCAACTCCTGTTGCCATTAAAGCGTCTTTAACCTCGTTTAATGGTGATCTTTTACCTTCTTGTGCTGGGTCATATAATTTCACCCATTTTCCACCTACTTGAATTTCGTGGAAATAAACCTCTTTGAATGGTGATGAACCATCGCTAGTAGGTAAGATACGAATACGTCTTTCTTCACCTTTAGAACCCTTAGGTAATACTGTTGCGAAATAACGTTTTAATCTGTCTTCTGAAGACATCTTGTTTGCGTTGCCACTTGTGGCGTTTTTGTTCTTCTCGTACTGTGCTAGTACTGCGTCAAATGAACTCATAATCAAATTGTTTTAAGTTAAATAAACATTTATACTAAAATATACATAAAAAAACCCAGACTCGGAAATCTGGGTTGATCTTTTTTTATATATTTTTATTCGTTTATAAATCCCAATCAGTTGATTGTGGCACTGTGAAGTAACTATTACCTGCAAAGTTGATACTACCACCCACTCCACCAGCAAATGGTGAGTCAGTGCTATATGTTGCGCTATGGTTGGTAACTGTTTTAGCTAATGTAGATGAATCAGTTGTTAAACCACCGCTATCAGTTGCTAATAATAATAACTTAGTGTCAGCATCTGCTGTCAATGGAGATGTTGGAACTGTGAATGAAGTTCCAGTGTATTTAACACTCTTATTCCATCTAAAGTTAGTCATCTTACCATTTACTTGGCTATCAGGATTTGGTTCAGCACCAATCCAAAGATCATTTGCCCCTGCCGTTATTGCATTATTAAATGTGTCAGTTGCAACTCTTTGACCATCAACATATATTGCTAAGGTACCATTATCTCTGGTAATTGCCATGTGATACCACTGATTGTTTTGTAAGCCTAGACCATTATAATCTACTCTTGCCGATCCACCTGTCCACCAATAAATGTGGTTACCGGAGTTTTCAATAGATACCGCATTCTTAGCTGGGAATGCACCTAACGAGAATGGTCTTGGGTGGAATGTTGGTGAAGTCCAGTTTGTTACTTTAATGAACCACTCAATTGTAAAGTCGGCTCCAGCAACGTGTGTTGAAGTTGAGCTAGGCGTTGGTGTTGGTGGTGGTATTGTTGGTGTCATCGTCATTGTCGGTGTCAATGATGGTGTAACTGACGGAGTTACCGTCATTGTCATTGTTGGTGTTGGTGACGGAGGAATTATGCTACCCCAAGAGATAACATATTCAACATTAGACCCTATGTCTGTTGCTTTTGATGAAACTACATAACCATACACACTTCTAAGAGCGATAGCCATGCTTTCGTTCATATACCTATTGGGTACTGTTACATAATAAGAACCTGATGACACCGCATCGGTTATAATTGTGTTTATGTAAGAAAGTGATCCTGTTGTAGTGTTTGAGCCACTTAATGCCGCTGAACCTGATATCATTTTATATTATAATTTTTTGTTATTCCATCGTAAATAG